TTCTTCTCTGGATTAACATTAACTACCCACCACACAAATCTACAGAATGCAGCAACTGAAACTACTGCGGTGATTATATATATTACTTCACTCATAATCTTTCCTCAAATTCAAGTTGTATATTCAGTGACCGCAGTGCATACTTAGCAACGTGGTTTAGAGCTATCATATCTTCATACTCAACATATCGATCCCCGGCAGTTTTCATATAGTAACCTTCGCTATCTCCCATGATCCAACAGAGAGTAATACAAGTTTCCCTGTCTAAGCTCTCGCTATAAGTCCAAGCAACAATCTCTGCGCGGGCGTCCACGGTTGCTGGTCTAAATTCTACATCGTTATATCTCATCATAATTATTTTTCTGGAGGTTGAGCGAAGAATGGCGAACCAGCCTTCATGAGCTCTGTTAGGTCTGTGTTAAACTTAGTAGTGAGCTCGTCTGTTTGAGCTTCAGCGTGCTTAAGGACGTTAATAGTGCCAAGCATCGCAAAGCACTTCTCTTGTAGGTTGTCAATAATATCGTTCATAGTTATCCTCTCATAAAGTTCTTAACACAGCTACGTGGACCATTCGGCACATAGTACTTCTTGTTTCGTTCCCAACTATCGTTGGTGAAGAGTTGTATGCACCCCGCATCTTTAGAGGAATACGACATTACACCTTTACGATTGCGAGTTACCTCACGCGTCGGTGGTTCATCTAATCCTAAAATTGCTCTAATGTTAGCGTTCATAGTCTTGATATTTTTCCTAAAATGTCGTTTGCTTGATCATCGGTTAGATACCCTAAGGTGTCATCTGTAATAGGAGTATCATATGTGATAGTCCCATTAGAATCTAATACTGCGATTTCTAACCCGTTACTATAATCGTGCTCAACTACACTCGCGGTATAGTTGTTTGGAAAATTAAACAGGAGTTGATATCCGTTATGAATATTTTTACACGTGCAAGTAAAATCTTTCTTGATGTTTTTAGTGTATATTTTCATAATATAAATGTGCAGTGTAGGATGCTGCTCCCCGAAGTGAGACTTATCGTTTAGAGAGAACACCGCCGCAAGAGACGATACTATCAACATTGGCTGCCATATAAGCATCTTGCTGAAGGGTTTTGGCACGCTCACCTGCGATTTCTAGCATCGCGATGTAAGCTGCATCATGAGAGCCATAAAGCTCGTCAGTTACGATACGACCAAGGCTCTTAGCGCCCATGACCTTTGATGCATTGACGATGACTTGGATCGCGTCGCATACGTCGCCGATAGTTACTGGAGTAGTTTGAGTTTTTTCTGTATTTGTCATAATTGTTATGTTCCTTATTGGTTGGTTACAGTATTAATTATACCATATTGGGCCCTAAAAGTACATAAGTTTATATAGTTGATAATCAGCTACTTGTGCACTTTTTAAAATAACCGCCTAGAAAATTGAAAAATTAGAGATCATTTCTTGTATTTGTAGTACACCACAATCATGATAACAGCTGATATTCCACTGAGGATGTAGTTGAATAGAAGCCAAAAGTCACACCCGAATCGAAGGATTGCGTATCCAGCCGCAGCAGCATATCCAATAATCGATAAGATATATAGCATAAGGCTGACGTCTTCAACTGACTTTGACTTAACAGACTTTATGATCTGTGGCCAATAGCAACTAATAAAGCATGCGTTATATGCAATTCCTAACATGTGTTCAAGCGATGTGGTCATAAATTTCTTTCCAATTATTAACTCGTGTAACACTCTCATTTAAATCGTAATCAGTGTTATATGGATGGTTTAGTAAGAAACTATTTAGGCCCATTTTTTGGCCAAGTTCTGCGTTAGATGCTTTGTCCTCGACCCAAACAAAATCAGAGTCTTCATATCGTTCAAGAGCAGCTTTCTTGCTTTCACCACATCCAAGGCAGTGTACTCTTTCGAATACTCCTTCTCCGAAGACTCGAGCAAGATTCTCTTCTCGTAGCTTAACAGCCCATGGATCAGTTCCCATTGATGTAATACAATGAAACACTACGCCGTGCTCTTCGTGTAACTTTCGAACATACTTAATAGCATCTCGAAATGGAGGAAGAAAGCCAATCGCAGCTGACTCACAGAATGTTGTGCATAGCTCAAGAGCTTCATCGCTCGTAATGCCATAGCACTTATCCATGAAGTACTCGTTTGGTTTTACTTGGCGATACCCTTTACGGTGCATCCACCAGTGGTAACTTTGGCTCCAGTTGAGAAGGACGCCATCGCAGTCAGTCAATATAATCATAATCTAGTAGTAATTTTGTTTGTTTCAATCAAATATATTCCTCGGGCTCCACCGTCTCCAGTATCAACATAGACACGTCCATCTTTCTTGAAGCCAGAAACCTTGCCATTCGCATGAGAGTTCTCACTTGTTTTAAATTGTACATCGTCACCGATAGTATATTCGTTAGTTAGCATTTCTGCATCACCTTCGATGGAGTATTCATTAGTTAGCATGCGGTGTCTATTTGAGTTTGTATACATTATAGTGTTGTGTTCATGAGGTTAAGTTCTTCGTCAATATCGTCTTGAGTATAAGGAAGAGCGTCGAAGGCATATACACCTCCTGTGACTACGTTAACGACCTTGCCACTAGGGCTGTCATTAGCTACTTCACGAAGACCACCCAATTGTTCTGGGGAGAGCGATACCTTCTTTGCCTTTTTCGCAGGTACATTTTTATTCATTGCACCTTCGACGAGTTTACGCATTGCAGCTTCGACGAGTGTAAGCATTTCCGCCACTACGTAGCAGCCTTTAGTCGTCGAGGATTTTGAAATAGGCTTAAGCGCCACGTATGTGTCTTTTTCCTCGAGGCCGTTACGAATAGCGGCGGAGATGAGTTCCTTACGTTTTGATTCAGTCCAATTGAGATGGACCATATCGTTGAGGAGAGTCTTGAGTAAGTTGAGTTTTTCTGTTTTTGTCATAATATAGTTCGTTGAGTTTTAAGAGTATTCTTTGAAAAAGCGGCGCTTTACGAGCAAGCCGCGATTGATATCGGTAGGTCATGTTATGCGGGGATTGCAAGGCAAAGACCTGCATAAGCAGCGAGGCCAATTAAGATTCCAACTAAGCTGGAGAGTGCGATTTCTTTTAGTGTTTTCATAAGTTCTATTGGTTGGTGATAGATCTATTATACCATATCGACGCACAAATGTACACAGGTCTATATCGTTGACAACCAACGACTTGTGCACTTTTTAAAAAAATGGCCTAGAAAATTGAAAAATTAGTCACACATTGGATGATCTACAGGCAACCAGACGTATGATGATACGACATATTTAGGTCCAGAGATCGGTGTAGCACCCTTATGTGGGTACTGCCATGTCGGTGGGAAGCATACCACAGATCCAGCTTCGGGCTTTATAGCCACTTCGTCGCCGATATCGAAGATCGTTTCTCCTCCTTCAGCAACATCATTGAGATACCAGAACATGACCACTGCTCTCTTTGAAGAGGATTGATCAGCAGCATCAATATGCCAATCAAAGATTCCCTGATTAGGCTCATATCTCTTGATTCGTGGAGCTTCATAATCCTTCATTGGCTCATAGCACACTAGCTTATCGCGTAGTGCATTATGTGTCTTATCCATATAGAAGTTATTTACCGCTCTCATCAACTCGCCCATCGGCTCGCGAAACTCAGCAAAGGCCGAATGATCGAGCATATTGATCTCAGCAAAGTCAAAGATCTTACTCTCACGTTTTACATAATTAGGATCAGAATGGCTAACAGAGTCATACGTCTCGATTAGCTTCTCACACATATCTAAAGGCATCGCATCCTTTAAATGTAAAATATACTCAGCTAGGGTTTTGTGCATGATATGAAGTGATCTTCTTTACCATTGGTTCGAGCCAATCAGTGGTTCTTTCTTTAAATACGATAGGTGTATTAGATCCATCGACAGCCATAATAATCACTAATTGTTCAATAGGTGTGCCAGTTCTTTCTTCGAACATACACGAATATGCACACGCTTGAATGAAATAGTCCTCAATCTCATCACGTGATTTGATTCTCTTCGACGTCTTAAAGTCTACAATAGACAGTTCGTCATCAAAGTTACCAATCAAGTCAACTCGACCAGCAGCTTTTAATTGATCTGAATAGAGAGGACATTCTTGAAGAACAACAGAATCCAACCTTTCATCAATAACACCTTTCACTGCACGTGCCAACTGTACGATATGTGGAAGATTCTCTCCTTTCATGAAGTCTTCTTCGTTATTAATATATCGTTCAGCAATAGAGTGAACAGCATTCCCCCGCCCGCAGGCGTGACGCGTGACGCGATTTGCTTCTTCAGCGCCAACCCTATTACGCCATGCTATAATAGATGCCTTCGTAAAGTATCCAAGAATAGATGTAATAGACGGATATGTCTTTCCAACGGGAGTAACATACTTACGTTTAGAGTTAGTTGTCTCTGTGTTTAAGTCATCATATCCCAATTTAACAGGACAGTGCTTAAATGTTTTTGTTCGACTAAGTGGCTGAGGTATCATAGAATGCAAATGTGAGTTGTGTATAGAGCGTAGGGAATAGTTCCAATTGTTTATTCATAGTCTTCAAGAGTGTTAGGTGATTCGTAATAGTCGATGTTGTCAAAGTAATCTTCTCTCTCATATTGATTTGCGAAAGACTTCTTCCCACGATTTAGTTTCTGTTGGCGCTTCTTCTTTCGTTCGAAAGTATCAAGTTCACCATATACATTAGCTGTCTTATTCCTTACAGACTGTTTATTCCTTTTCATTTTTAGTAATGTTCAATAGTAGATTCTACACCCGATGCTTTATTGATTCCTGTTAGAAGATCATTCCAACCTGATCCAGCTTTCCGAATAGTTGAAACAGATCCTTCGAACGATAACGCTGGTGCACATACTCCACGTTTCACCTTTCCATCTTTCTCGCACGGGCATGATTTGCCGCAAGGCTTATCTCGATCTGCAATAGCATGAGATTCTTCCCATATCTTATCGCACTTATCACAATAGTAATCGTATGTCATATTAATTAAACCAAACTGGTTTCTCTCTTTTAGTCCAAACCATTTTGAACCGTTCTTGTTTTGTTTTATAGAATGCACGGTATGATTTAACAACATCATCGAACATACATTCTGGATTTGACTTCATAGCTAGAGGCCATTTAGTGAGTGGCCCATCTGGAATATTAGCTGGTCCATAGAATAAATCCTTTCGAAGCAAGTCATCAGACTTATGGAGTTTACCATAACGGAAGGTGTATTCTTTACATAGAGCATCGAACAACTTCCAATGCCAACGATAGTTTTCGATAGTCGCCATTGTCCATACAGTACAAGGATGATGCATATGCACTGCCTTATAGTAAGTATCTTCGCGATGATCAGGTAGTACCCAATAGCGCGACATTGTTTTACCAGAATTTGAAGGTCTCCTCTCCTCAGAGCCATCAAGCATACGATGTGCAGTTGATAGCATCTGAGCAGATTCGACAATCATCTTAGGCGTATGTTTATCACAGTGCATTTGTGCTGCGATTATTGGATCATTATCTAATACGAATACGTTCATACCATTATTATACCATACTTTAAGTCAAATGTAAATACTTATTTCAATAAAGCAGGGAACGTCTTCTCTACTAAGTTTTCAGTGACTTTAGTGTATAGCTTATGGAGAACCTTATCCTTTGCAGCAATAATGATCTCAGCATCCTTTGCGTCTACTGATTCCAAAAGCCGAATAAGGATTTGCTCCTTCTTTACGGACGAAACCTTATTGCCCTTTACACATGAACCCAGCCCGCCGATAATGTTTTTCAAACGCGCTTGCTGTAAGCCAAGTGGTGTCTCACTCTTTTTATATGGAGGTGCACCTTCTGGAAAATCCAATTCGATCTTAGGATTATGCGCCAATTGAAGGATAGTCCGAAGAGCAAATCCATCATACTTTTTTAAAAGCTCAATGCGTTCAGCTCTTGTTGGTAGGTTTTGTGCTTCTTCGAGCAACTCGTGTAGTAGTTTTTCTGTATTAGTTTTATTCATGTGGGAAAAAATCCGAAGCTGATGGGACTAAATTGCTAAGTCGATTTGTGATTAGGTAGTTTAGGACCTTCATCTTCGGAGCTGGTTTTGTGTTATTGTATATGTCAAGGATTTCTGATTTGATATCTTCAGGAATGAAGTCAAGATCAATAACCTTTTGATTGCGTTGAAAGTTACGGTATACATGCTCAGGCATAATAGTCGATAGAGAATCATAGTTCTCTAACCACTCGTTGATTTTCTTCTTAGATAGTGGTGTCTGTCTAGAGCCTTCGTCGATAAAGACGCTATCAGCACTTAGTACATTTGGTACACCATCGCTTGAATCACCTCTAAAGATATGTTCTTTGATATATTGAACTGGATCCTTTTCAGTAATAAGCTTCTTCTTCATAGGAGAAAACTGCTTTACATTCTTATACTTGTGGAGCTGGATGAAGTCTTTATCAGCCGATACGATCATGACCTTTTCGTTCTTACCGAACTCTTGTGTTTCTTGTACAAGACATGCGATAATATCATCAGCCTCGACACCACGCATATGAAGTGGTATCCATGGAAGATTGGCACCGATCTCTTCGCGAACCTTAGTAAGAGTATCGAAAAACGCAGACCAATCCATAGCAGAGCTATCTCGTGCTTTTGCTCGATTAGCTTTATATTGTGGAAAGACGTCTTTACGCCAAGATCCACCATCACACGCAACAACCATTTGTCCATATTCTTCTCTGAACTTCATGTTATACATGCGAAGGCTATTCAGCACGACGTGTCGTAATATGTCTTCTGTTGGTGCTTCATTACCCTTTGAATTGGCAAAGAAGGCCGCAACTGCGATACCTGAGTAGTCAACTATAATCATAATATATTTCCTTTATTGTTTAATCTTATATAGATTATACACTATTTTAGCGCTAATGTAAACAATTAAATTCTTTCCTCTATCCACAGAGGCTTAAGATGAGCGCGGTGGATTTTCCCACCTACGAAGGCGTTGTGATATTCATTCGGCTTTAGTAGAACATCGCGTACGATCTGTTCTTTCATTTCAATATAATTCAGTTCACCCTTACTCTTACATAGATGTAGTATCTCTCGATCGAAGTGATCTAAACCGTTCTCTTCGACAATAAGCTTTACCGCTTCGCTTGAACCACAATATGTTTTCCAATCAGATTCCTTTAATGATCTTCTCTTGCGCTTCTTTCCCTTCAATGGTGGTTTAGTTACTTTCGAGAAGAAGCCTTTCTTTCCGATATACTTCATACCAGTCTCCTTATCGGTGACCATATAGACGAATCCGATATAGGCACCGATCATCTCACTAGTAAACTCCTCACCTTTATAACTCCACATAGAGTTATTTATAAACCTATTCGAACTCGTTGGTCTCGATTAGATCGAACTCTCCGAAGTTTTCTTCACTACAGAATGGGCAATATGTTGGAACTAAGTCTTCATCAATATCTTGCTCAAGCCACTGAACAGTATATTGAGAAGCGCAAGCGTTACAGTATTGTGTTTCTTTAATCATTATCCTTCGCACGATGCGCATTGAAGTAAGTTACGAGAGAGTTCTTGAGATGGATTAGTACCACGATGATAGTATAGTGTCTTTACACCTTGCTCCCACGCGAAGATAAGAAGCTGATTTACCTCTTTCGGTGGAGTCTTAGGATGAATCATTAGATTAATACTCTGTGCTTGATCGATATTGGTTTGACGGATAGCAGTCTGAATAATAACCTCCTTCTGAGAGATCTCACCAAACGTCTTAAACACGTCTTTCTCATGATCAGATAAGAAGTCGAGGTGCTGAACTGAACCTCCGTGCACTAGAATAGATTTCCATGTTGGACCGTTATTCTTACTGTAGCCATCAAGCACTCTTTCTAGATATGGATTCTTATATGTAAACTTACCCTTTGCAAGGTCTTTAACGAAGTAGTTACTGTTAAGAGGTTCAACACTCGGCGATACTTGACCAAGAATAAACGAACTTGATGTAGTAGGAGCAATCGCCATTGTAGTGACATTCCTACGACCGTAACCCTTTAACAATTCAGGCTCACCATATTCTTTTGCAAGAGACGCAGATGCATCGTGTGATTCTCTTTTCATGTATCTGAAAATGTCAGTCGTGAGCTGCTTTGCTTCAAAGCTTTCGAACGGGATTGATTTACTCTGTAGATATGAGTGCCAACCAAGGACACCAATACCAAGTGCTCGTTGAGTTGTTGCAAACTTACGAGGAGCTTCCATGAATGGAATATCTTCAGTCTTACGGATGAACTCAGACATTACCGCATCGAGGAAGTATGTAAGAACTTCAACTGCATCAGTGCCTTTCCAATCGTCATAGTGAAGTAGGTTCATCGATGATAGGTTGCATACGAATGACTCATCGTTACTTGATGATAGAGCGATCTCAGAACATAGATTAGAAGCGTGGATCGTATGGCCTTTGTCCTTATAAACATCTGGAGCGTTATCATTAATAGTATCACTAAAGAAGATATATGGATAACCAGATTCATATCGCTTCTTAATTACTTTGCCCCATACCTTTCGCTTATCCTTATCTCCATCAACCATTGACTTCATCCACTTATCAGAGACTGACACACCAATAGAAAGATTCTGAATACTGTTACCATCACTGCGGATCTGTAAGAACTCTAAGATGTCAGCATGATCAATAGGCATGTAAGCTGCGAATGATCCTCTACGAACATTACTCTGAGAAACAACATTTGTCACTGATTCGAATAACTCCATGAAGTGAACTGGACCATTCGACTTTCCACCAGTGCCAATATTTGCACCTCTCTTACGAATGTCTCCAAAGTAAGCAGATGTTCCACCTCCCATTTTCGTCATCATACCTACTTCAGCTTGCTTAGTAAGTA